ATTTGTAACTGCCATAATAATGTTTCCTCCTAAATTTTAGATTTCTGGAAGCAGGGGCTATTAAACCCGCCCCTGCCGTTGGATTACTTTACGCCGCCGTTACTGTGGGGAGCGCATCAACGATTGTCATTTCATATGCTGCCTGACCGCTGCCCGGGGTGCTGTTGATCGTGTACTCGTTAACCTGGAATACATTATCCTCAGCGCCCATGCAGACCGGTACGCCAACACAATGCGGATAAGCAATGCAGGAGTAACCTGCAATGGTGGAGCCTTCCATGATTGCGGAGTATGCTTTCAAAGTACCCGGCTTTCCTTCGGACTTACCGGACACTGGGGGAGTGTACCCAGTGATTTTTTCACTGGTTTCGTCCTTTGTCAGAATACCACCCTGCAACATCTGGATCAGATCCATAATCACCAGGTTGTCGGTTAGAGTCAGCTTATGACCGGTAATCGTAGTTTCCTCCGGTTTCTTTGCGTACATTTGGCCTTTAATGACGAGTTCCACCGCGTCTGTCGCTTTAGTCTGCTGTTCTACACCCAGCTTTGTACCGGACGTGATTGCAATCGGCGCCACGAGGGTGTCGTCAGGCTCAAAGACAATCATGGCACAGTCAATCAGTGCCATGCCCTTTGGTTTTGTAAGAGTTCCTGCCATAATATCAGTTCCTTTCTTTAATTACGATTTACTTTAGATTCTTTAATCAGCCTGTAAGTAAGGTTTGTCATGTAGCCCAGTACATCGGGATCAAGATAATGAGGGCCTGGACCGTCTACCAGTTTGAGCATAGGGAAGAGCCCATTCATGCTCCGCTTTACAGAGTCAATATAATCCTCAAACTGATAATAAAAGTCTGAGGGATAATAAAGGAGCAGCTCATAAAGAGTCTGCTCCATAGTAATCCCGCGGTCTCCATCTCCGTTGTTGCGGATGACGATGTATGGCGTTTTACAGGTGCCCTCGTGCTGCCCGAGGGCATATACATCAAAGCCTTTGCCTTTGAGATAGTCGTATATTGTTTTCCACATACGCATCACATCCGATCAAATAGGCCCTGCAGACCGTTCATGACCCCGGGACCTTCCTGCTGCAGAGTCGGATAAACTACCGCATATTTCTTTTCGTTGGCAAATTCCAGATAGACACCGTATTCCACGCCATGCGCGAGAGAAATGCGGATCCCGGTATCAATTCTTTTGCAGCCACCATGCAAACGTTGACGTGCCTGCGCTGTCCGATCTGTCCAGGGGCGATCTTCCTTCGCCTTCGCTTCGATTTTACTTGCAGCAGTGCGGCCATAGGCTATCACAGACCGCTGTACTTTTTGAGGAAGTGCGTCAAGTGACTGGTAGATTTCAGATAAATCAAACATGCTCATTCGCTATCAGCCTCCGTGAGAGACAAGTCCATGCAGACTCCCAGCATTCCGACATCGTCTACCGTGTTTACCATAAAAGCGTGACTGCCGATTTTCAGGGTGTCATCCTTTTTGGGATATTCTGAATGCATAATGAGAAACATAGGCTGCTTGTGGTTTGTCAGTTTTCCACTGTCCTGCAGCGTAATGTCCAGGTATCCACTTGACGTGTGGAAAAGTCCCTGCAGGTCAGTAATTTTTTCCGGAACACCGGGGGAGCCATATTGCCCTTTACCAGGGCGCCACAGTTCTGCGGATTTACCATACCGCTCAATCGCCTGTGAAAGCGTATAAGCTTGCTGTATCAATCCCATAAAATCATCCTCCCTGAATCACGCACGAGCCCGACGGCCTTACAGAGGCGGCAAGGCGCAGCCAGTAGCGAGATGTATCTGCGAGCGTTAACCCGGATACTTGTACGGTGCTGTTTTCCGCCTTAATAATCAGGCAGCGGTAGGCAGCAAGATTGACGTCTCCGCCGGCGCGCTGGAGCTGATAATAGAGCTCGTCATCATCGAAATAAGGCGCTTGCTTTTCGCGGCACAGCATTTTTAGTTCTTCCAGCGGAGTCATGTCAGCCATTCTTTAAGCCTCCTTAAGCTCCAGCGGGAGCAGGCTTGGTCTCTGCCGTGATCAGTTTAATCGCTTTGCTTTCGTTGGAAAGATAAGCCACATAATGCTCATCCGTTGTAAAGGTAGTAAGCTTATGTTCAATGTCACGAGCGCTTTCCACTTCAACACCGCGTTTAAGATAGATTGCGAGAGCGCCGGGCATTACGATAAAGTTCGTAAATTTTCCGGACACGGCTTTGATCTTGTTAGATACAACTACCTGGCAGCCCCAAATTTCTCCCTGTGTGCCGCTCATGATTGCCTGGGAAGTCATTTCAGAGGGCTTGAGATAATCCGCGTCATGGCGAATCTGCGCCAGCTGTGCGGGGGAGATAAAGAGCACTTTAGTGCCGTCCAAGTCTTCACCGAACTTTACAAGCGCATCTGCAATCACACCACTGGAAAGAATGCTCGCTGCGCTGACATCAACGGTCATCGCAGCTTTAATTCCGCCCAGTGCTGCCAGACAGTCATTGTCCACCTTAGAAGCAATGGACTGTCCTAACTGTTTGCTGAGTTCTCCAAGCGGATCTCCATAACCGGAAAGTAACGCCTCGTCGGTAATCTGTCCGCCTTTTCCAGCTTTCTTTACCTTTACGGAAACACTGGACTGTGCCAACTGTGAAATCGGGATAGCACCGCCCTCGGCGACGTCTTCCGCATCACCAATGTAAGCATACTTTGGGAGTGTTACGGTGTCGCCCGCATGTCCCTGCAGGGTGGTATCCGTAGTTGCGAGAGGGGAAAGTTTAATCAGGTCGGTAAGCTTTTCCTCAATCATGCCCGCCATAACCTGAGGGTCAATCAATTGGGCGAGCATTGTAATTCCTTCTGCCATAAAATATCATGTCCTTTCTTTAATCAGCTTTGGACAGTTCGGCAAATTCATCGGGGTGTTCTTTCTTAAAGTTGATACGTTCAAGATACCCCATTTTTCCGAACTGCTCTTTTGTTGTTTTTGTGTCTTTTGGGCCGTCGTGCTGCCGTTGAAAGTTTCCGAGACTCCCGGTTCCGCCGTTTGGCTTATTTTCCGGATCTTTGTTAGGATCAGCCTGCGGAAACATAGCAGCATAGTCCTTTTTGCAGGACTCCAACAGAGCATCGGAGTCTTTTAAGGATCCGTCGTCTGCAAATTCCACGGTATCGCCCAGTTTAAACATGATGTAATCCGTATCTTTGCAGCCGGCAGCAGTGAGAGCACTCTGCAGGTTCCATGTTTGCCGGTCTTTGATGCGCCCAGCTTTTTCGGCGCTTAGCTGAGTCTGCAGATCTTTCACGTCGACTTTTTCCAGATCTGCGACCTTTGTGTTAGCTGTTGTAAGGTCGGTGCGCAGGGTGCCGATCTCGGTATCCTTGGTCTTAAGCTGAGTGCGCAGAGTAGTAAGCTCTGTGCCATGCTGATCCAAGATTTTGTCGATCACATCTTTTTCAAGACCGAGGTCAGCTAAAAATTTTCTGTCCATAAGTTTCTCCTTTCGCAACACACGTTTTTACCGAGGTGCCGATCCTCCGTTGCCCCGTAGTTTCGCGACGTCGGGCCGGTCAATTTTTTGTATGAAAAAAGCAGCCCCGTAAAGGCTGCTTCAATCTAAAATGATATTTAATCTTGTGAATTATGGGGAACTTCTGCGCCCCATTGGTAGAGTTCGTACAATAGCCGACCAATATTTGGAATGCTTTCTGCCTGCGCATCTGACAAGTCATATAAACCTTTCGTTATGTCGTCAAGATATCGGTCAAGCTGAGTTGCCAAGCGGTTAATATTGGCTTTGAAAGCCTTTTCGTACTGCTTATCCTTAAAAATAATTCCGCTATCCATTTTTGATTTCCTCCTTAAAAACAGGCATAAAAATACCACCCTATCTGGAAGGGTGGCTTAAAGCATTTTATCTAGATCAAAATCCAATCCAAACTTACTTACGTCATGATCGTGAAGGAGCAATTCGTTTTTGATGGTATCAAGGACTTCATAATAGGCAAGTTGTTTTCCTTTGTTAAAATCTGTGTTATCTTGCTCATCAAAAGCATCCTTGGCATTATCAAGTACACGTGAAATAATATATTCAATTTCAGCACTGCTAATATCTTTTTCAGTCGTGGTAATCGCCCCTTTCTTTAAGTTCTTTTATCCGATCTTCTATTGATTGATTAAAATTACG